TATCATATTTATATTAATTTAAAAATAATTAATATTAAATAGTAAAAATATCCTATCTATGAATCGCAAATTAAATTTATTATTATCTAGACTAAAAAAGGAGCGGTATTTAAATCAGAAGGCCTCCTCTTATTATGATAAATTACAATTTAGATTCACAATACCATCTATTTTAATAACAGCTCTATCTGGAATCGCATCATTTTTAGGAACATCTACATTAGTTTCAAATGATACTCAAAACATTTTAAATATTAGTGTAGGTGTGTTTACATCTCTATCTTCATTGATGCAGTCAATATCAGCATCATGTGGGTATGACTCTAAAAAAGAAGATTTTAAAAAAGCTGCTAATGAATACAATAATTTGATTAATAAAGTTAAATTTGAAATTGATAATCCAAATGAAAATTTAGATGATTTTTTTAATAATATTGAATCTGAAATTGAAGATATACAAAAAAAATGCGGGAAGTTACCACCTTTATGGATTTATCAAGAATGGACAAAAGATAAACATAATTTTATTAATAATGATGGTAATTATAAGGATGATAATTATAATGATAATAATTATAAGGATAATAATTATAAGGATAATAATTATAATAATCTATCTGATCGAAATGTAAATGATAATGTTAATATTCAATTTCAATCAAATGAAAATGATCAATTATTATTGAATTAGATATATTATAATTAAAAAAAGTAATGTAATAATAAAAAAATATACTTAATTAAAAATTTATGTTATTATGATAAATTATATTATAATAACCATAAAAATTATAAATATTATTATTTTAAAACTATTTAATTAGATTCAGGTAAATAAAATATTCCTTCCCCAATATTAACATCGTACTTAAATCTTACATTAGTTTTATCTCCTACTTCAGTAAGGAGTAGCATCATACCATATCCTTCTTCAGTTAGAAGTTCAATCATTATTCTATCTAGAAAATCTGCTTCTATCTCACCATTACCGTAAATATCTACAATTGCTACCACTAGTTCTGGACTAGTTAAAATAGAATTACGGGTTTCTATATAATCTTTTATCTTATCTTGTATATCTACTTTATTTGGTATATGTTCTCCATTTGGCAGATGTATCTGGTTACAGCTATTACAGCTATTACAGCTATTACGGCTAGGAAAATCACCAGAGTTTTGACAAACACTGGACATATTTCTTACAACTTTCAAAATTAATAAGATAAAAATCAATTTTTTTATTTTTTTAATTTTTTTTTTATTATTTTTTTTTTATTATTTTGTTATATTCCAATTTATAATAATTTAATATTAAGTAATAATTAGTTAAGTATTAATATGAATATAAACTAATTAGAATATGCTAAACCACCCATTCCGCTAGTAATTCTAAATATATTATAATTAGTGGCATATACTTTAACTTTTGCTGTATCGGAACCAGTAACAGTATCAGCAGTTAATGTTAAATTTAAAGTTGCTATATCTAATCTTGAAAAATTACATGTCCCACTTGGTTGATGTTCCTCAGGTTTTAAAGCAAAAGAATACACGTTAATACCAGTAGCTGGACAATTAGTATGATGTTGTAATGGTTGAACTAAATTAAAATATCTTCCCTCTCTAGTGGATATTCTATCATGGCCATTTAACTGTATTTTTGCTTCACTAACACAATTTTCACCTGAATCAAAATATGGTAAATCTGCTGACCAACCTCTAGAACCACTATCATTAAATAAATCATTAAATGATAACGTTCCAATATTTACTCCTGTATTACTAGTTTTCCCTGCCGTAGCTATATTACCACTAGCTGTTCCGGTTAATGGTAAACTATTTGGAAAATTACCAACGTTAAAAGCTGCAGTTCCTATACCACCACCTAATGGGTCTTGAGGTGTTCCAGAAAAGTAGGTATAATCAATCTGATCTGTAAAATTAAACCACTGAAACCCACCATAATCAGCAGTTTCAGTACTATTAATAACTTTATCTTTTTGAACGGTCCAAACTATTTCCTTAACCGGGTGATTAAATGGCATTTTGACATTTTCAGTAGTTTGTGATACTGCTACGTCACCTGTAAATTGTAATTGTTCAATTAAATATTCATGAGGTACTTGAGCAAATTTTCTTCTCTCATCTGTATCTAAATATATATAATCTACATATAAACTTGCTGCTACAAAGCTTCCTGGAGTTCTACCTGTACTTGATTGCCAAAAACAATTAGATTTATCATTAAATTTAACATTTATTTTGATATCATGGTATTGAAGTGCGATAAGTGGGAGAGCTAAACCTGGATTTCTACAAAACCAGAACTGGAGTGGAATATATAAAGTTATAGCCGGGACATCTCCTGATGAAGATTGAACTAATTTGGGAACATTACCAACCAGATTAGCATATCCAGATTGATGTCCTGCTGTTTGTGTTAATTCATTCCATATATGGTACCAATGACCATAATGTTTATCTATTTTTTGTCCACCTATTTCTATTTCAACATAATCAATTAATATATGACCCAACCAGTTTAACCACCTAAATTGCTGGTCACTATTACTTGAGACTGATGGTATTTTAACTTGAACATACATTTTATATAATAAATCACCATTTCTAGATATAGTTGAACTTACTAAGTTACCAAAATCTGCGGTTTGATTAAAAGTTTGTTCAATTGATTCTATGGAAAAATTTGTGTGTCTTCTATAAACTATTTTAAAAAAAGTTATTTGTGGATTTCCTGTTAAATATATATCTTGCGAACCATATGCTACTAACTGCATTAATCCTCCACCCATTATTTATATTTATTATATAAATTATATTTTAATTTTATACTAAACGTTTTACAATATCATTACAACTTCACTGTATAATTATAGTTTAAATATATAATTAATATATCAATAAGAATTTTACAATAGTATTATAATAATTTTAAAAAAAAATTTTATTTTTTTTACAATTATATTAACTAAGTAAGGTCAACTAGGCAGTCATTAATAAAATCTGAAAATGTTCTTGGACCATCCAATACAATAATATTATTAGTTCTTGTCCTAGCAATTTCACCAGTACTTTCAATAATACCTACAACGCCTAAAAAATTCCTATCACTATCATAACACTCCTGATTGACTACTGCTACATTATTGTGTCTATTAGGATTATTGGGATTCTTAATTAGGTAACTCTTCCCAACTAGTGAATCCTGAAAATAATTCCCATTAAAGAATTCTAAGAATTCTGGATCATCTATACTAATAGTGAGACTATGAACTGTTTCTGGCAGTATCATACCACTACTTGGGTCATTAGGAAACTGGTCTTCATAATATTCATATACCCACTTTCTATATCTAATTGTCAAAGGATTACCGTTAATGAAAAGATCATAAAGCACTACTCTATTTATATCCGAATTATATATTGTATTATTAATCAAATAATGAATCACAACCGGTTGATTATAACTCATCTCTATTCATTTTATTATTAGAATAATAAATCAATTTTTAATAATTATCAACAAAATTACATATTTTATTATTTTACAATAACTATTTTGCCTAATTATAAAAAAATGATTTCAAGTATAGTTTTTATTAAGATACCTATAATAAAATTTTATTTATATGTAATTTGTTAGTTTAATCAAACAATGATCAATAAAACCCAGAAAAGTTTTAGGACCATCTAATACTATGAAATTATTTTCTCTTGTTGTTGCTATGTCACCAGTACTTTCAACAATACCAACTAAACCTATAAAGGTTTTAGGTGTTTTGGGTTTGTTGGAAAATGTAGGTACACCTAAAATATTTTTATTTTTACTGTAAATTTCCTTTTGAACTACAGCAATTTTATTATGTCTATCAGAATTTTCTGTATTCTTAATAATATATCGTTTTCCGACTAATGAATCTTCATAATTATTATTTTTAAAGAAGTCTAAGAAACATTCACTATCCCTAGTGACTTCAATTAATTGTATCGTATCTGATAAAGTCCAAAAACGATTAGGGTCACCATATACTACTTGACATCCAGGATCATCATAATACCACTCCCTGAACGAAATTTTTAAAACTCCTCCGTCTAACAAACACTCAAATAGAAAATCTAAATTATATCTATTATAGTTGATATCATTTACAGAAAATCCAACCAAAAATGGTTGGTGAGAGCTCATTTTAGATTTAAAATTATTAATTAAAAAGATTCAGTTTTTGATAATTATTATCTATTTTGGATTATAAGTTTTTATTATTATACAATAAAGATGATTAATTAAACAATTTAAAGAATCTATATATAGTCTTATAATATAATATATGGCATTTAAAGCCAAAAATAAAAATAGGATAGAAATAAATACAAAACAAACAATTGATGCTAGACATCAAGAAATATTAGACTCATTTGAAAAAAAAAAGGAGTCAATTTCTGAATTAAATGAAAAGATAGAGATTATAAATGCAGAATTAAATAAATTATCAGAAGATATGCTTAAAGAAAAAATAATAAATTTAGAAACTCAAAAAAAAAAATGGGATCTTGAGGACAATAAAGCTAGTCTGGAACAACAAATATTAGATATACAAAATAATAAATCTGAAATCTCATATATGCTAAATACAAGCAAATTATTGAGCGAATATTATAGAATAATAGAAAATGAAAAAAATATGAATAGCCATAGCTTCAAAAATAATAATAGTAATATAAAAAATGTATCTAAGACAATATCCAATAATTCAAATAATAGTGATGTGTCCAATAGTACTCTAAACAATACATCTAATTTAAATAAAAATAAAAATATTATAGATTGGTTTAATACTTCTAATAAACAAAATAATATTACAATTAATCCTAGTAATGGTAAAATGATGTGTAAGATAAAAAAAAAAAATAACAATTCATTGAATCAAAAAATGATAAACGATATTAATAAAAATGATAGTACTAATAATGTTAATAGCTTATTAAATATGACAACTGATATTAAAAAAAATATACCTAATAAAGATAATTTGTATAAAAATTATATGAAATTAATAGACGAAGATTTCTATGTAGAGAGTAAAACTGATGATGATGAACTAGATAAATGTAAATTTTGTTCGGTAGGATTATTATTAAATCAAAATTCAGGTATATTAATATGTCCCTCTTGCGGTATAACTGAAAATATTATTATTAATAGTGATAAGCCTAGTTATAAAGATCCTCCTAAAGAACAAACATCTTTTTGTTATAAGAGAATTAATCATCTTAATGAATTTTTAGCTCAATTTCAAGCTAAAGAAACTACTGAAATACCAGAAGATGTATATAATGAAATATTAGCAGAAATTAAAAAAGAAAGAATTAAAAATATGATGACGATTACACCCGAAAAAATGAGATTAATACTAAGAAAAATTAAAAGAAATGATTATTATGAACATATTCCATACATTATAAATCAATTGAATGGTTTGCCCGCACCAGTTATAGCTCCTGAAATTGAAGAAATAATTAGATTTATGTTTAAATCTATTCAAAACCCATTTATAAAATATTGCCCAGATAATAGAAAAAATTTTTTATCTTATAATTATGTGATGTATAAATTTTTTGAATTACTTGAATTAGATGAATATTTACAGTGTTTTCAATTATTAAAATCAAGAACAAAATTATATCAACAAGACTTAATTTGGAAGAAAATTTGTAAAGAATTAGGTTGGCAATATATACCTAGTTTATAATTTTTAATTTTTAAAATTGAATTAATATTTAATTTAACAGAAAATTTAATATATTGTTTATGAATTTGTTATCTAACATGGATAATACTCATGATATTGAACAATTCAATATGGATACTGATTCTAGTATTATGGAGGGCAATTCAACTATTTTAGATAGTGAAGTAAAATACTTTACTTTTGTATATATAAATCGAAAAATACCATCAGATTCACAAATTAAAACTTTTGTTAATTTAAATTTTAAAGATGATATATCAAAAATTACAGATGAATCTGAAAAACAAATAATAATATCCAAATTGTCTTTCTACATTAGACATTTAATTAGTTCATCATTATTTCATATAATTTCGGATCCTCAACATTCTAGATATATACATAGACCATATTTATACTTGGTTGAGATAAGTAAAAATGATAATATAGAATTTGATAATAAATCTAGCTTATCTGATTATACTTGTATTAATACCTTTGAACAGAATAATAACTACACTACACCTAATAAAACTTCTAATTTTTGTACATATAATAATGATCAGTTCAATAAAAAATATGTATTTTCAGATTTAAAATGTTATAAATTTGAATATTTGATTATTGATTTCTGTAGTTTAAATTACAATTTCTTTTATAACATAAGAATTATTAATAATAATTTAAGAAGTTTACATAATCAAATTCTTAGTACAAATACAGTTCAGAGTGATAATCCAAATGTTAAATATTATAATATGATTAACGTATCTTCTATTTTCAAATTTATTATGGATAATTATTTTCCAAAAAAAATAAAATATACGGATTCTTCAGAAGAAGAGGATAATATAATATATTATATTTTTCAATTATGTGCTATTATAAAAAATAATTACAAAGAACTACCACATAATATAAATTATGATTATCTATATAATTTATATAATAGTAATGTTAATATTAATAATATAAACCTTGAGTTAACACCAATTATATTAAATTATAGTAAAATTATATTTAATCATTTTAAAAATAAATATAATATCTTAAAAAATAATATTGATGACATTTTAACATCTAATAATATTAGAAAATGTGATAATGTTACTTTGAAAAAAATAATTAATAATAAATTTACATTGGAAATATTAGATTCTAATTTAAAATTATCATTTATTGAACATGATGCTCATTCTAGTGTATCAGTGATAGGTTTTAGTAAGATTATCTTAACTAATTGTAATTATGATGATATCAAAACAAAAGATTTAGTTCCAATTGATGTTTTATTAAAAAATAAAATAAAACTAAAAGATACTATACATAGTAAATCGTTATTTAGTTTAACATATTTGAATAATTTAAATAATAATAATAATACAGTAAATACATATTTAAGTCCTTATTCAGGTGTAAATATAATTCATAATTACAACTATATAGCTTGGATATTATCGTCAATGAAAAAAACAAACAAATTTAAAATTAATTATTCTGTTAATATTAAAAATAATAATACTTATATTAAAATTAATATTTATTTTAAAAACGATTATTTAGATAAATTTATTAATAATATCAGTAATTTTGATATTACTTCATTGCTTTTGTTTAAAAATAAACAGTATCATAAATGGAACTTAGATAAATTTAACAATTGGAATAAAAATAAATTTACTATCGAATCAATAGCAATAGAAAATAATAGTAAATTAAATATTGATGATATTAAACTTAAATTATTTAATTATCAAATTGAAAATGTTAAGTGGTTAGATCAAATTGAATCTAAAATTAGAAGTAATAAAATAACATGTAAATCTTTTGTTGAACCAAATCAATATTTTTACAGTAAATATGTCAGTAATATCCTTAAATATAATGATAGTTTAAAACATACTATTAATATTCTTAAACAAGAATATGTTTGTTTATTTGAAACAAAAGTTAATGGTAAACTAATAGATAATACTAAGCAATCTATTGATTTATATAATGGAAAAAATATTGAAGAAACAAATGTAAAAATTATGAAATTATCTGATTATAAGACCCAATGTAATTTATCAATTAAATTTAATGGTGTAATTTTAACAGATGAAGTGGGTTTAGGAAAAACTTTATCAATTATTTCTCATTTAGTAAATCAAAAAATTAATGATAATAAATACAAAAGTTCTTATGAATTTAACAATTTAATAATTTTACCTCCTCGTTTACTTGCTCAATGGGAATATGAAATTGAACAGTACTTAAAAGATAAAACAATATTAACTGTTAAAAAAATATCCACTTTAACTGATATAAAAAAATTATCAAAGAGTAAAACTACTTATGATATATATTTAATATCCTATAATTTATTAATTAATGATAAATATTATCAATTAATTACTGAATTAGGTTCTAAAATATTTAATATATTTGAAATCAAATGGAATAGGATTATTGTAGATGAAATACATGAACTTTTGAAACCAATGATTACTATTACTGGTGATATCCCTAGACTTAATAGACACTACTTAAAAAAAAATGAAAGAAAAATGGTTGATGTATTTCTTAAAAATTTTAAAACTAATTATAAAATTGGTTTATCAGCAACTCCATTTGAATATGGTGTTCAGAACTTATTTGGAATTGTTAAATTTTTATCTTCATCTACCATCAATAGTGACAATTATTATGATATTATAGGTGTTAAAGGTGTTAATATTAATAAAATGATAAATACTTTGTTTAGAGGTACCACAAAGAAGAAAGTAAGCTCTGAAATAGATATCCCTATATTTACTGAGAATATTTTATGGGTAGAACAATCTAATATTGAAAGGAATATTTATAATTCTTATAAGCAACGCTATAATAGAACTGTCAATTACATTAAAAATCTGTTTTTAATATGTACAAATATGAGTATTGCTGAATGTTTTGAAGATTCTTTTAGAAATTCAACCAATGAATTACTTACATTAAAAGAACTAAATGATAATATGATTAAAATGTTTAAGCAATCTCTAGATACATCTGAAAAAAAAATACAAACAATTAATAGAAAATCTATAGGGGATAATAAAAAGTTTGATATTTTAAAAACTGTATTTATTTACTTAAATGATAATTCTATTTCTCCGTCAGACGATGTAAAAAAAATCATTAAAGATTTGATGCACAAATATGTTAATAGTAATAAGCATGAATATTCATACTCTAGACATTATAAAAATAACATTATTATCAAAAATTCAAAATTCATAGCAGAAAGCTTTCTTGAACAATATACTATATATGATGAGGCAGAAATTATTAGTCAAATAGAAGAACTTATTACAAATCTATTTACATCAATTTATATTGAAATGACTAATATTTTGAACGGCGCTTTAGATGAAAGTAACCCTAATTTTATTGATTACAATAAGGAAGAAGATAATCATAAATTTAATAATAGGTTCTTTGAATTAACAGATACTAATAAAAAGTATTATATTAAAAAGATAATATCTTTATTGAAAACTGAATATTTAACTAAAACTAAGAGGATTGATTCAGATATTGAAAAGATTAATAATGATATTAATAGATTTAAGAATCAAATTAAACTATTTGAGGATAATAGTTTTATTAAGGAAAAAACTGACGATCCTTGTTTAATATGTTTTGACGAATTCAAACAAGTTGTTGTAACTAAATGTAGACATATATTTTGTGGTGATTGCTATAATATATTAAGTAAAAATGGTAAGAACCATATTAAATGTCCCGAATGTAGAACTGATATTTCACCTTATCAAGTAAATATTACTACTATGGATAATATTAAAGAATCATTAGAAGAGAAAAAAGAGGTTGATATGGATACAAAAGAAGAATCTCAACAAAATGATGAATTATCATTAACGACCGAAGAAGAAGCTAGTGCTCATAAAGAAATGATCTTAAAATTTAAGCAAAAAGATTGGCAAAATGAATGTATTGACAAATATGGTGCTAAAATGACCAAACTAATTAAATATTTATATGATTTGATTATTGAATCAAATGAAAATAGAATAATTATGTTTAGTCAATATGATAAAATGTTAAAATTAATAGGTAAGACTTTATCTGAATATCATATTAAACATGTATTTTGTGAGGGTAATGTACATTGTGTTAGTAAAAATATAGATAATTTCAAAAGAGATAAATCTATTAAAATTATATTGTTAAGTAGTGAAAAATGTAATAGTGGGAATAACCTAACTGAAGCTAATCATATAATTTTAGTAGATGTTCTTAATTCTAATAGTGAAACCACAAAGGCAATTGAAAGTCAAGCAATTGGAAGAGCGGTAAGGTTAGGTCAAAAAAAACCCGTATTAGTAACAAGATTTATTACTAAAAACACAATTGAAGAAGAAACATATAAAAAAAATAAGTATGATATTACTCAATTACAATAAATTTAGATGAATAAATTGAGTTAATTAGATTAATTATATTAAATGAATTGTATAATTAAGTTATTTGTATAGTTACAATAATTAATAAAAGTTAGTATTATATAATATTGATAATACTAAAAATAATAATATTATTATAAATATTGGTATCAATAATAATATAAATATTAATTATAAATGTTACCAATAATATTTTTTTTAAATCTATTACATTTATTTGGATTAATATTCCCAGTACTAATATTTATTCGAAAAATGCCATTTGTAAATAGAAATATTAAATGGATTCTCTTATTTTATATTTGTATTCCTATTCATTGGATATTTTTAAATAATGGATGCATTTCTACAGAAATTAATGTATTGTTAGGTGATTTCAAAGATACAAATACCGAAGCAAGATTTTCAGAAAAATATTTGAAATGGTTTTATCAACCATTATTAAATTCTGTAAATTTATCCTGGAATAATGAAAATTTGAATAATATTGTTACTTTACATACATATATTAATATAATATTGATCTGGATATATTGTTTTTTCTACAAATAAGATATTAATTTATTATTTTCCTATATAATTTATAAATTTGTATATATTATTAAAAATTTTAATTTACACGTTTAAAATTGATTTTTATAATTTATTAATTATTGTTAACAACTAATGGATTCTCAAATGAAAATCATCAGTTATTCGACTGAACAGTATATAGATATTATTATAGATATAATGAAAATAAATTCATTTATAATTAAACCACATATTCCCTTATCAGATTTTGTCAAACAACCCTTTTATCAGTTAGTAGATTCGTGCATTGCTAGTTGGGAAAATAATACTGCTTATGGTATTGGATTTAAAAGTAATAAAAACATTAATCTAGCACAACTAATTTCCATAAATCCAAAATATAGTATTAAAATAGACGATTATGGAGAATATGTTGAAATTGAGCTTCCTTGCTTTATAGATTATGATTTAAAAAATACAAATGGTGAACCTAAAATTTATAATCAAAAATTCAGAATTAGAGAAAATTATCACCCAGTTTTAATACTAGATGGAAATAAAACGCATTTTGCTAAATTCAAATGGATTAATGTAAATAAAAATGGACACAATATATACATTGATAGTGATAGAAGTAATAAAGATACACAGAATTCGGTTGGTAAAAACCATATCAAAGTTAAACAATTTGATTTGCTAAGTAACCATTCATATTTAAGTTATGAAACATGTGATAAATATTTGATGCAGAGAATAATATCAAATTTTCAAAATGAAAGCAAAAGTGATGGTGATATAAATTACAAACATAATGTTAATTTAGAACATTTAAATCAACAAAAAATGTTGAATGGAAAAATATTTTACGATATAATTAGTCCATATTTAAAACTAATGTTTAGTATTAATATTGCCTTAAGTCCATATGAATATGTAAGTACTAACTCTCAATATTCACATGCGGTTTCATTTCAAATGATTCAGGATTATACTAGCTTTATCTATGGAAATTATTATCCTTTGAAAATAGAAGCCTATAAATATAAATATCCAGAAATTAAGAAAGAAATTGTATTTTCAGAAGATAATAACAAATTGTTAATAAGTTTTGATATAGATAGACAATCTATAATTACCTATACATTAGATGACTTACCTAATGATAGTTATATTATTGTTGTCTAGATTTAGTGAATTTTAATATTAAGATTTATCTGTATAAGATTCAAAAATATTTAATTATTTTTTTCTATAGCTGCTACTTAAATAATTTATATGTGTGCTTAATATAAATGTCAAAAAAAACATCTAAAAAAAACTTAAGTAAAAAAAACTTAAGTAAAAAAAACTTAAGTAAAAAAAATAGTAATAGTAGTAATAAAATATCAATTACGATTGACTTCACTAAAGAAGATAAAGGTTATCGTGATTTTTTAAATCCAAAATTATTAGAATTTATAGAACGTAATATAAAAAAGGGAAATAATTTAATTCAAACTCAAGATAATAAACCATTTTATGTAAATAAAAAATGTAGATTACATCTGCAGGCTGTCCCTTTTAAAAAATGGAAATTAAATCCAGAATGGAACAATATTGATAATGATTTAGAATCTATACAATGTAAAAAATATAATGATTTTATTAAAACTTCACCATGTAAAATTGGAAAGAATTTAAAAGTATTTGTAAAGTTAAAATCTAATACTTTGATGGCAGGACTTACTAACTATATTTTAGCATTACATACTAAGTTATTAACTGAAAAAAATCATATCAGTTTTGTAAATTCATTAAGTGAAACGATGAAGGATAAACCTATTATTGTTAATAATGAAGATGTAACTTGGTTTCATCTTAAATCATTGGTTAAATAAAAATTTACTTTATTTTATATACTTTTTCACAATTTTAAATTATAACTTTATGAATAACTTTTTATATTCTATATGTAACCCAGAAAATATTTTTTTCATTTACAAAACCATTTAACTCATATCTATCTTTTGCGAAATCTATATTATATTCACCATCACCACAACTTTGAGATATTGTATTAAAATTATCAAATGCATCACTAAAATTTTTAAATCTTCTTTGCTTTGGATCATGACGACTAGCATCATACATTCGTATACTTTTTAATTTTCTCAATTTAATATCGTTGACATAAAATCTTTTAATATTATTATGATCGTTTACTATAATTTTACTTTCTTTAAGTCCTTCACTTATTAGATTATCGAATTTTAAAATATAACCTTTTTTAGCATTTTCTTTTAATTGAATTAATTCTAGTAATAATTGTGTATTTTTTATTTCTAATTTAATAGGAATAGCATTATTACTATTATTAAAATCTGTACGATTATATAATTCTGGATTTAAACTACATATATCTTTCAGTCTTTTATTTCTTTTTTCAATTTCTTTTTTAATTTTATCAGTACAATATATATTCATAATATCTACATATTCTTTAGAACCACAACTTCTACCTGATAATTGAATTAATTGTCCGATTGATTTAAGATTATAATTAGATAATATCATATCTGTAAAATTAAATGCATCCGTATTGAATGTAACACCTCTTTCAATTACATTATAACCAGTAATCGCTAAGTTAATATTTGGATTTGTATTACCCCAATGTCTTAATGTATTTCTCAATTCGCCTTTTATATTATATTCATCATTATAATCTTCTAAAGTTTGCTCTTTACCATTTGGGTGAATAAAACCTTTAAATTGTCCATTCATTAGAAGAACAACATAGTTTTTACCTAAAAAATAAGCCTTTATTTCATCATGACTACCAACGCCTATTTTTTTAGTATAACTATGTCCTGGTGCGAATATAATATTCCTATTCTTTTCATTTATTTTATTATTGGAAAATAAATAAGTAATATAAGTTAGTGGATTATTAGTATAATTATTGTGGACATAAATATTGTGTTCTGAAAAATGTCTATAATTTTCAAAATCTTTATCAAAATTATGGATTGTATCTTTATTAACATTGTCTAATTGTTTTATTCCACATGTATTAAGCATATTCCAAAATTTTTCATAAGCAGTAGCTGTTATAAATAGTATACCAGTAATAGTTTTATTTTCAATAAACGTATTTACTTTGTTAAGAAATTTTTTTGTTACACCTAAATTTTTGTCCGGTTCATCAAAAGAGATATGACACTTTATAATTGTTTTGTCTTTAATATTTGGTAATATCATTTGATGAATACCTCCAAACGTATTTAAAAATAATATTATATCTTCACATACACGCTTGGAATGATAACAAACTATTAAAATATTAGGTAATTCATTTACATTTGTTGCTTGTTGAATTTGAGATATATATTCAGACATATTTTTAAAATCATTACTTTTACTTGATAAAATATGTACATTAACCTCTTTATCATTTTGAAATTTATCCTTTGTTCTAAATTTCCATTGTTCTGTTTCTAATAAACTGTTATTAGATACAATAATATCAATTAAATGTTCTTTACTACCATTTTTATTCGTAGTTTTATCTTCATTTTCATTTTCATTTTCTAAAAATTTATATTCTTCCCATCTTTTCATCATATCACCGAGGGTTTCTTCAGTTTTACCTCTAACATATTGTGGTGGTTTTGTACGCAATTTGAATATCATTTTTTTCTGTACATAAATTATGTACAGTAACTTTAAATCAATTTTATTTCAGAATCAAATATGGTTATCGTATTTTAAATATATTTAAAGGTACATATATATTTACTTTATTATGTATTTTATAACGATTTTCAATAAATTTTTTGTTTTCTAGGAGTTGACCAATCACAATTTATAATATTATATCCTATTTTTTTTCCATTTATTTCATCTTTTAAAATATTACCTTCATCTTTTGAAAAAATATTTAAAAAACAATAATCTCTTAATTTATCGCTATCTCTATTTTTAGGACAAATTAATTTAAATTTAATATTTAAATTTAAAGATTTTATAAAATCAAATATAAAATCACGTGTTATATCTTCAGGTAAATTACTTATTTTTAATGATGGTAATTCATTTTCCATATTATTATATTTAATATTATTTAGATTATTTTCACTTATACTTTTATTTTCGGAAGAATTAACATTTTTCCTTAATGAAGGAGGAATATACCTTTTTCCGGTAATACCACTTTTTATTTCTTGTTTTTTTTTATCAGTTAATTCATCATCATTACCTTTATCAGATTTCGTATTGTTTAATAAAAAGGAAGGTACAAATTTTGGTTGTAATTTTTCTATTATTTTGCTATTATTCTTTTCATATTCTAATAATGTATTGTAATCTTCTAATATTTTGGGCATATTATTAACATTAATTTTATTATTATTGTAAATAATATTTTCAGTGTGTTTACCAATTTTTCTATTTTTAATATAATTTGACATCCAATCTATTGTTTTTTTACTATTAAAAATTTCTGGATTCCACTCCATAAAAACATCATCTGATGTATTCGTAATACCTTGATTATTTAAACCTTTACCAAATGATTCCCATTTCTTGCGTTCCATCACCTTTTTTTTATTAATTCTATTTTTAATTAAAAGATACTTAATTGTCTTATGTACCCTAATATTTGTTTGATTATTGATAAATAATTGTTTGATTATTTTATAATTATCTATAATTTCGATATTTTCTGAAATTAATGTGTATTTTGGATCCGTTGGGTTAAATTGTTTAAGAATTTCTAGTTCATTTATTTCATTATTTTTTGTATTTTTATTATTATAACCTGTATAGTTACTATCAGCTAATTGAATGTCTAATTTATTCATTCTAATCTAAACTAAACTAGAAATATTATCTATATAACTAAATTACTATTTAAATAAATATAAATAGTATGATTATAAATAATTAAATTTAAAATATAAAATATATTATTTAAACATAAACTTTTATTTTAAATAAAATTGATTATATTTTTTTTTATAATTTATTCATTTATAAAATAATATGGTTATTTCACTTGCTGATACATTATCTAATATATCATTTTGTGATAAACAATGTAGTAATTTAAATAACAATGTTGCTAAAGATAAATTAATCAAACATATAGAAAATACTCACAATATGCAGATAATTAGTAGACAATTTGTACCATTAAACCCTCATATGTTAAGAAATATTTCTTTTAATCCACATCTATTAGGGACATTAACCAATGGCAATACATATTTACTTTATTTAATTCAAATTGATGGTATTAATTGTTGTTTTTACATAGATAGAAAATTAAAAAATGGATACTCATATCCTAAAATTCATTGCGTTAAATACCGATTTGACAATGAACTATTTGAAAAGGAAACAATATTTAATGGTGAATTAATAAGAGATAATAACAGAGATTGGTTCTTCATTATAAACGATATTTTAATTCATAAGGGTGAATCTACAAAAGATAAAAATGTAATTAGCAGATTTAATTTAATTAATAATATATTAACAAATGATTATTGTGCCGATTCTGAATTAGAAGTGTGCCCTTTACAGATTAAACGTTTATTTCTATATAAAGATATTAATGATATGATTAAAAATTTCATGCCTAATTTATCATATGTGTGTAAGGGAATTATGTTTTACACTTTAAATAATAAATATAGTAATTACGGCCTAATATTACCAAGGGAACAACAAATTAAAGTTGTTGAGTCTAATGAAGTTGATGTAAAAATTAAAGAAAAGCATCCAGAATTATTTGATTCTAGCCTAGCAGATATAGAATCGTGTAACACAAATCAATTAACATCTAATGACATTAAATCAAGTTTTAGTAATGAATTTAGTAAATTAAATAAATTTAAATTAGACACTGAAATTAATAATACAAATAATGAAAACAATGCCTTTGATAAATCATTAAATAATAACGACTCTAATAACGACTCTAAAAATAATGACAATCATGTCATTTTTAAAGTACTGAAAACAAATATGCCAGATATTTACAATTTATACTGCAGAAACAGCAAAACTGATGAATTAATTAAATATAATGTAGCTTTAATCCCAAATATAGATGTAAGTTTAGCACTATATAATTTATTTAATAAAAATACTAAAAAAATAGAATATAATATTATTTGTGAATATTCAAATATTTTTGATAGATGGATTCCAGTTAAAGTTACCAACAAAAGAATATTTACCTTAAATCAAATTAATAAAGTTATAAATAAAATAAAATCAGCATAATAAAATCTGAATTAATAATTATTACATATTTAAATAATAATTATATAAAATACAATAAATAATTAAAAATCTATTGTTAAACTAGTTTTTTTTTTAGGTTTAGATTTATAGTCTATATCTTCAAAATCAACTCCAAATGCCGGTTTAAATTCAAACATAGTCTCACCTACAGTATTACCATGTGTTAAATATTTATAACCAACTTCTTCTTTTACTATTTGCAGGTATTTATTATTATATTGGTTTCTTAAATATATGTTATCCTTATCCTTTTCAATTATAAATATATATTTAGCATTTTCTTTTTTTTGGTCACTTATAATTGTTTCATCTGATATTATATCATCTTTAACACCTATTTTTTTATCTATTTCACCAGTTTTAATATCAGGAACATACACATAGTATTTATTAACATCAGCACCACCGTAGTGAACAATATATACTGATTGTTCATTTAATTTATTAAATAATATACCTTCAGGAACTAATCCTAGAAATGAAAACACGCTATATTCTGTTTTATCATTAAATGGAGTACCAAACCATCCTATTCCCAAATTTTCAAAGTCACTATCAACTTTTTTGGTTTTTATTCTGTTTTTGAACAAACAATCATCTTTTATTCTATAAAATTTATCACCTTTTCTTATTTTATCAGATGTTTTTCTAAAATAATAATTATCACTTCTAAATAAATTGTAGGAATTCTTAAAGTTAGCCTCATCTAATCCATCACCTATTAAATATATCTCGCCATTATAATTTAACTTATTATTTTTACCTGGTTTGGATTTCCATTTTAGCTCTTTCTTTTTTTCTTGTTTAGATATTTCTTCAACACATTCAGAAGGCACACATTTAATATTTAATTCAGGATTATTATTAATATATGCAGACTCTGTTGGTTTATTTGGATCACCCCATTTTGTAAATATATCTCCTAAACATACATAACCTTCAGGAGCAACTGGTTTCCAAATATTTCCAGAGCCTTGATAATCTGCTACTCTTCTCATTTTTTCTCCTTTTGGTCCTCTATAAAAACCATATTCAAATGCATATCCCGCAGTTTTCATAGCAGCTACAAATTTTTTTTCTCTTTCTTGATCCTGCCACATCCTTTCATATCTGACAGGATCTTTAACATCACCTGTTATTAATATACTTTCTTTATCTGGACCATTTAAAAGCTCTCTATCAGTATCCTTATCGTAATCTGTATGAACCTCTAAACTTCCAGTTTTAGTAATATTATTTTTTTTTATTGCTTGATTTTCAATATCATTACCATGAACAATAATATCACCTACTGGATAATAGTCTTCTTGTTCATATTTGTGTGTTTTCGGTCTAAATACCATTAAATCGGTAGAGTTTTTATTACTATTATTAAAATATATTTCATGATAATTATTAGTTTTCAATATCTTCAATTTAGGTTCATTATCTGGTAATTCCTTATTAGAATATTGTTCTGATGATTGACATATATCAACTTTTAAAGGTCTAAATGAATATACCAAACCCCAATGATATAAATCATATTTTTTTATTTCAATAAAGGGATTTGTATCACCCCAATTATAATTTTCATCCGAATCAAATTTTAAAAACCAGTTTTTATCATTTTGATAAATTAAATTAAACCATATAGTGAATATTTTTTTTATATATTTAATTAAATGTTGATTATTTCTACCTATTGTTTGTAAATAATTAAGCAAATTATTATATTGACTACTTGAACATATTCTTTTAACCATACGTCTAAGATAATTATTTTTTAATTTATTATTTTCTATTATTGATTCATTTTTAGGGTCCTTATCTATATATAATTTATTTAATAGCTCAGTTAATTCCTTAATACATATAACATGTTCTGGGTTATCACCACAATTACCAGATAAACCCCTTACACCTCTATCTCCCTTTAATCCTCTAATACCAGGAGGACCTGTTTTCTTCCTAACAATAGACCATAAATAACCTAAACTAAATACCTGGAATAATGTGAAACATACCATACTATACACTATCCAAAATAATACTAATAATATTGTATTTTCTATATTACCTGATAAATTTAATCCAACAAATATGTATATCATAAAACATATTATAATTGTTATTAATAATAATACTAACATTTAATTTATATTTTAAAAAGAAATTATAATAAAAACAAATTATATAAAACAAATTATATTATGCTTCAAATATAGAATTATCATTTGGAGTATTCATGTTTGGTATTCTTTTAACTAAATTAAAATTACCATATTGCGCTATTAAATATAATCCGGTTTTTATATGCTTAATTCTATATTTATTACTTTGTATAGTTTCTAAAATAAATATTTGAGACTCATCTTTAGATGCGCATAGTTTATTATCAATAGAATAAGCAGAATTATTATCAATAACAGTTAGACATGATTCTGTATTAAATGAAGAATCCTTAATTCTGTATGCATCTCTATTTAAAATATTAACTGATTCTAAAGTTATTTTAAAATCTTTACTTGTCTTATTTTTTAATGTAATCTTATTTGTACTTTTAATAAATGTATCTAAAGAATACATCGCATTCTTTTTAGGTAACTTACTATAACCAGTTCCCTCATTGTCTCTATTTGGATTTTTATAAACCTTATATTGTTTTCCAGGAATTCCATTATTATCAATACATGTACTTATAATTCCATAAAATGACCCATTTTTATCAGATTTCGGTATGATAGCAGAATTTACCATACTTCTAAATAAATTATAACAATTTGAACTAGTTCCTCTTAATAAATCATCTGTTTCTGTATTGGAATTAGGAGAATAACCCACTATATTAATATGTCTATCTCCACCGCCACCTTCAGATGACCACATTATAGAACGTGGCATTGCTTTTAATTCCAAACATGATTTAGGCACACATCTTATAGGAGCAGATATTCCAACTGGAGGAGGACTTGATGTTGTGGTTATTACATCTCCTAATGAATAATAATCTCCTTTACTAGTTTTGGGTCCTATCGGTCTCCATACCCATATGTTTTGATTACTTCCTATTAGGGTTGAATCCCAGATTAATTCATAGCTAATCGGTCCTTGTACATCACCACCTACTAATATGGTGCTTCTATTAGGTCCAGGTATTTTATGACTAATACTTATATCACCAACAAATCTATCAAGTTTTGCATTTTCATTAGTCCTATTTGGTCCCATAATTATATCACCAACGGGATAGTAATTAATTGATTTATATGTAATAGGTTTTGCTCTCCAAAAACTTGCTTCATGTTTACTAGAAACACCTTCAGTATCTCCAATTTTAACATAATTGTTTGTTTGACATACTTTAAGATTATTATCTTTTTTAACACCATAGTCTTTATCGCAAACATTAGTTATAATCGGTCTATACTCTTTTCCTAATCCCCAATAATAAACATCATATTTTTTTATTTCATTAAAAGGGTTATTATTAACCCATTCCCATTCGGTTTCAGCTCCTATACTTTCAAAATAATATTCTCCGCCTTCTTGATACATCATTTCAATCCATTTTAACCATATCTCTGATAAATAATCAATTAACTTAGCAGGACCGTGATATGGTGAAGCTTGTTTAAACTCAGGTGATCCACACATTTGTTTAATTTTTTGTTTAATGTAGGCATTTTCTAATTTAATTGATCTACCTGCTCTTTTATTTAAATAATCTATAATACTATTTTCAATTTGTCTAGTACATATTTCATCTTTACAAGAAGCTTCACATTTACCTGGTTCTCCTTTTTCCCCCTGATCTCCACGAATCCCTCTTTTTCCAGGAGGACCCTTTTTTTTTCTCATGATTAAATAATATATTATAGTCATTATAACATTTACAAATGTTAATATTGTACATAGATACAAAAGCCAGAAAATCATATATACGTTACTATTTTCTATATTAGAACTAATACTAATACCTATGGCTAAAGCACCTAATAATCCCATGGTGAAAATAAATACATAAATTATAAACATTTCAGTACTTTATTTTAAATATAAGAAATTAATAATAAAATAAAAATAGTATATATCCAATAATATATTAAATTTAAATAAATTACTATTTAGTTTTAAATTATATGTATTTTTGGTATATTTAGTTATGATAATAGTTGTAAATAAATTATTAATATATTAATAATATAATAATATACTAATGGATTATAATATTAGTAAATTAGAATTAGGTGATGATGAATCTAAATTAAATAATGTTTATTTAAAGAATGTAGATTTAAAAAAA